TTGATCCAGGAACAGGAAATGGAGCAATAACAAGTCAGAATGTATTTGGAGGAGCAGTAAGTGTAGTAACAAACCCAGGCGGAACAGATGGAGTAGTAACATATACAATAAACTTTAAATGGAATACAGCAACAGATCAAGCGTTTGGAACACCAGATGTAAGTGCGTATGAACTTGAAATAGATGGAACAACGTATTTATTAAATCAATTATTTGATGTAGTAAGTGTACCGGCACAAGTAGATATAGATGGAGTAGTAAATGGAGCATGGGCAGTAGAATGTAGTGTATATACAGGACCAATGGGAACATATGATTGGGACGCATCAGGAGAATCAACAATACCGAATACAGTGTCAACAGATGCAGGACCACCACAATTAACAGAGTTTGCGTTAGATAATATTGATGGAATGAGAATGGATATACTAGAAGCGGTAAGAGATGTAACAGCATTTAAAATAGACAAGGACACAGATGCACCTTATGGATTAGGATTAGGATATGCAGGTGGAAGTTGGGCAGACTCATATAAATTAAGTAGTCAAGAAGGATTAGGAATTAAAACATATCAGAGTGATTTATTTAATAACTGGATAAGTACAGAATGGATTGATGGAACAAATGGAGTAAATGAAGTAACAGCTGTAAGTACAGCGGGGAATGAGTTTACAATAGATGCATTAAACCTAGCGAATAAAGTGTATAATATGTTAAATAGAATTGCGATTAGTGGCGGAAGTTATGACGATTGGTTAGATGCAGTATATACGCATGAAAGAAGTAAAGGAGTTGAGAATCCAGTATATCATGGAAGTTTAATAAAAGAACTAGCGTTTGAAGAAGTAGTAAGTCAAGCAGCAGCAGAAGTAAGCGGAACAGAACAAGTACTAGGAGAATTAGCGGGTAGAGGTAGATTAACAGGAAAACATAAAGGAGGTAGAATTAAAATTAAAGTAAGTGAGCCGAGTTATATCATTGGAATAGTAAGTTTAACACCAAGAATTGACTATAGTCAAGGGAATAAATGGGATATGAACTTAAGAAGTATGAATGATTTGCATAAACCGGCATTAGATGAAATAGGGTTTGAAGATTTAATTACAGATCAGATGGCATGGTTTGATACACAAGTTAATCCAAGTTCAGATGCAATAACATATGGAACAGCAGGAAAACAACCTGCATGGATTAATTATATGACGAATGTGAATCAATGTAGAGGAGATTTTGCGGTGCCAGTAGGTGAAGGAGATGTATTAGGAGGAAGTATGTTTATGACATTAAACAGAAAATATGAACAAGAAACAACTGGAATTGGAGATTTAACTACATATGTAGATCCAACTAAGTACAATGATATATTCGCGTATAATCCAGAAACAGCAGATGCACAGAATTTTTGGGTGCAAATTAGTAACAAGATTACAGCGAGACGTAAGATGTCAGCTAAAGTAATACCAAATCTATAAGACAATGGGATATAAAAAAAGAGTAAGAGCAAAGAGTACGTTAACGAGTGTGGAAACAGTCGAAGGAGAACCAATAGAACTGAAGATCGAAAGAGTAGTAAGTAATAAGGAGCCGATAACTGATGGAGCACCAGCAATATATACCGAAAGGAAAGAAGGTGTGATAAGTGCGTATAACATACGAACAGATAGGTTTGAAGTTGCGGCAGAAGCAATGGATAAGGTGTCAGGAAGTATCCAAGCCAAGAGAGACGCGAAAGGGAAAGTGAGTAGTCCAAAAGCCGAAGAGGAAAAAGGCAAAGTCGTAGAACTCAAAAAGACGGATAAGGTTAGCGAAGCTAAGTCAACAGAAGGCACAGCAAAGGCTAAATGATAAGTGAGGGGGGGTTATTAGTTGCCCCCCTTATTTAAAAGATAGAATTAGGTGTGGTACGCATCTGTTCTTATATATCAAGGAGTAATAATCGCTTTAAAAAAGCGCGAAAAAATAAAAAATATGTATATACCAAACAATATGGCCAGTGGAATGGGAATTGGCACAGGAATGGGAAATCAACAAAGCAGTAGCGGTGGAGGATCTGGAATAGTAGGAGGTCTAGCAGGAGCTGCATTAAGTGGAATATTAGGTATTGGACAAGGAAGAAAACAATATCATAGAAATAAGAAATTGATGAGATTTCAAAAACAGCACCAAATGGATTTATCACAATTTGGGCACGATCTACAGATGGATATGTGGAATAAAACGAATTATAAGGCACAGCTAGAGCATATGAAAGCAGCGGGATTAAACCCAGCTTTAATGTATGGACAAGCAGGACAAGGAGGAACAACTGGAAGTCAAGGCGGAGGAAGTGCACAAAGTGGAAGCGTAGACCAGGCAAGAGCAATGGATTTAAGTAATGCATTATTAGAAGCACAATTAAGAAAATTAGATTCAGAAAGAGATAATATTGATGAGGATACAGAATTAAAAGGAGCAACGAAAAAGAAGATTAGCGGGGTAGATACAGATGCAGTAAAACAATCAATAGCAGAAAGTGTAGCAAGAGAGGAGAATTTAAATGCAGAAGAAAAACTAAAAGTACAACAGAAATTAAATTTAATATCGGAAAAAGCATTGACAGATGAAAGAAAAGAATTTGAAGCTAGAAGAAATGATAAATCATTAACAGGAAGTGCATTAATAGATGGATTCCATGCATTAGGATTAGATCCAATAGGAAATGAAACAGATATGTATATAGCAAGGGCAATGGTGGGATTATGGTTAGGGAAAGATTATGTAAAAATGCTAGCAGATTTTAGAAGACCAAAAATCAAAAGATAATATAAAAGAAATAAAATTTAAAGATTAATAAAATGGCAAGACACAGAAGACATAGAAGAAGAAGAAGGTAATGAGTTATAGAAAATGGAAAGATACTGGAAGAATAATGCATATTCGAAAATTTAGACGAATAGTAGAAAAACAGGAAGTATTGGAACAATGGAGAAACAAGAATGTGCTTATATCCAAGATTAATAAGGAACAGGAAGTATACAGCCAATAAGAAAAACGGGGGGATAATACCAGAGGTGAAAGACCAAAGGGTGTTAAGTGTACCGGTGGGATGTGGAAAGTGTATAGAATGTAGAAAACAGAAAGCGAGACAATGGCAGGTAAGACTGCAAGAAGATATTCGCGTTAATCAAAATGCAAAGTTTGTTACTTTGACATTCAGTGAACGCGAGTTGTTAAAACTCGAGGGAGAAATAAAAGGGATAACAGGATATGATAGGGATAATGAAGTATGTAGGATAGCGATAAGGAGGTTTACAGAAAGATGGAGAAAAAAGAACAAGAAGACAATAAGACATTGGTTAGTAACGGAACTAGGAAGCAAGAATACAGAGCGAGTGCATATACATGGTTTGTTATGGACAGATCAAGTGAAGGAGATCGAAGAGAAGTGGCACTATGGGAAAGTATGGGTTGGAGAATATGTGAACGGGAAGACAATCAATTATATAGTTAAGTATGTTAATAAAGTCGACAAAGCGCATAAGGAATATAACAGCAGAATATTCACAAGTAAAGGGATCGGAAGAAACTATATACACAGGACAGATATACAAAGGAATGTGTACAGAGAAGGTGGAGAAACGATAGAGACCTATAAGACAAGACAAGGAGTAGAATTAGCACTACCAATATACTATAGAAATAAAATATATAGTGATGAGGAGAAGGAGAAGTTATGGCTAGAGAAATTAGATAAACAGGTAAGATGGGTAGATGGAGTTGAAGTAGATATAAGTAAAGGAGAAGAAGAATATTATAAACTACTAGAGGTAAAGAGAGCAAAAAGTAAGAGATTAGGGTATGGAGATGATGCGAAGAATTGGGATTTAAAGAGATATGAGAATGAAAGAAGGAATTTAAAGAAGATTGAGAGATTGGAGAAAGTGTATGGAAAAGGCCAAGCTGATAAGCTGAGAAGTAGAGTAAGCCTATTAAAATCCTTATAGAAAACTAACGGAATTTGTAATAAAAAAGAGTTGTTTATGAAAGTAGAATGGGAAAAGATAATGCTAGTAAGTGAGTGGCTAAAGAAGAAAAGAGAGGATAAGCAGCGATCAATTAAAAAAAATGAAAGAAATTAACAAATAATCAAAATATTTGTTGTAATATTGTTAAAAGAGTGTTAATAAGGCTGTCAAGTTGACAGAATATAAATTATAAGACAAATTAGTCTGGTAAGAGTTATTGACACGTAAAAAGTTAATAACTAATGGGATATAACGAAAACTGCTATAATCATCTACAAGAAAGCAGAAAACAAGCAAGAAAATACGGAGGTTGGACAGACAAAGAAATTTGGAGAACTACAAGTATGTACGTAGATAGAGATACAGGAGAAATTATTGAAAAGAGAAGGTTAGAAAACGGAGAATATATAAAACTAAAAAAAACAATTAATTATGAAACTAATGGAAGACACAAAAGTAAAACAATTACAACCGAATGCGAAGAAAGTAGACAAAGAAGAATCTTTGAATGAGGAACTAATTAAAAGAAAACAGATAACGGATAGCCCGTTTGAAGTGATAACGAGAGACGGGTATAGTTTTGGAGTAATGGGAAATTACAGATTAACAGAACAGAATTATAATAAAGATCAAGTTAAGGAAGTAAGTAAAGAGCTAGAGAAAATTACGTGGAATAGAATAGTACAGGTGATAATGATATTAGACGAGATTAGAGAAAAGTTAAAAAAGAAAGAAATAATAGAAACATTAGATAAAACTAAAAAAAATGACACAAGCAACTGAAAACGTAATAAGACTATTAAATGAAGCTAATGATTTAATGGAATTTGAGAAGAAACAATTAGCAATATTATTAATAAAACAAACATTAAATAAATTAAGTAAAGTATGAAAACAGAATTAGGCGGAGACAGATTAGGCTCCGGAAATAAACAGGAAATAAGCCTGAGAAATTACGAAAGATCGACACACGATCTAGGGTATATATGGAGAAGCTCAATGGCGAGTGGAACATTAGTACCATTTATGAGTGAAGTGGCGTTACCAGGAGATAGTTTCGATATAGATTTAGATTGTGATGTGAAAACATTACCAACAGTAGGACCATTATTTGGAAGTTATAAAGTACAATTGGACGTATTTGAGTGTCCAGTAAGATTATATCAAGGAAAATTACATATGAATATGTTAAATATTGGAATGGATATGAGCGAAGTATTATTACCACAAATAGAAATGAAAGCGAAATATTATCCAACAGACTTAACGGATAATAGCCAGATTAATAGTAGTAGTATATATAGCTATCTAAATATAAGAGGTTTAGGAAGAAGTACAACAGGATTAGAAGCAACATTAACAAGAGATTTCAATGCAATACCATATTTAGGATACTGGGATATTTACAAAAATTATTTTGCAAATAAGCAAGAAGAAAGAGGATTTGTAATACATGCAGCGAACATGGATAATGAATTTGATGTAGTAAGTTGTATAGTAGAAGTAGTAGGAAATGGAGCAATAACAAGTCAGAATGTATTTGGAGGAGCAGTAAGTGTAGTAACAAACCCAGGCGGAACAGAT